TGCAACGGCAGTTGCGACCAAGGCGAACACAGCTTCACCTACGTTTACAGGTACTGTTACTATACCTAACTTGACGTTTACAGGAACTCTGTCTACAGGGACGATTGACGGAGGGACTTACTGATGGGTATTCTTAGCGATCTTTTAGGATCTCTTACTTCTGGTCTTATACCGGACGAGTTAAAAAACTTATATACAGACCCTCTTCCGCAGATAACACCGCCTGACGCCACGTTTCAGCCGTTTACTGTTACAGGTTCAACAGGAGGCGTAACCGCTGGTCCTACGGGAACTCAATATAACCTTTCTCCGGAACAGTTGGCAATGCAAAAGCAGTTGTTTGGCGGTGCTTCAGGGTTTTTTACAAACGCTATGCAAGACACTGCTGGTCGAGAGACAGACATATACGAACGTATCAGGGCTGCACAGCGGCCTGAAGAGCAACGACAGCGTTTAGATTTAGAAGAACGCTTGTTTGCTCAAGGTCGTGGCGGTGTAACAACTAGCCAATTTGGTGGAACTCCTGAACAACTGACAATGGCTAAGGCACAAGCTGAAGCACAAAACACAGCTATGCTAGGCGCTATGCAACAGGCACAAGCAGAGCAACAACAGCAAGCGACCTTAGGGGGACAGTTTCTGCAGCAAAGCTACGCACCGCAGGCAGCACTTTTGTCTGCCATGAGTCCTGCACTCAACGTAGCTAGTATGGCTGATGTAGCACGAAGACAACAAGCAGAGTTTGACTTTGAAGCACAACTAGGAAACATCCAAGGATTAGTAGGACAACGCACAGGTCTTGCTAATTTGTACGGCGGTATTTACGGAAGTGTTTTAGGAGGAATTGGCGGTCTTCTTACAGGAGCCGACAAGGATGGAAAGCCGTGGTGGTGGCCTAGCTGATTAACAGGAGAAATTAAAATGGCTAATGAGTCAATAGCAAACATGCTTGCACAGTCAGGTAAATTCGCAGGTCAAGCAATAGGCGCACCTATAGAAGCATTTGGTAAAAGTGCAGGTCAACAGCTTGGGGGAATGCTTACGCGCCGAAGGCAATCAAAAGAAATAGAAGAAGCTAAAAAAATTGTAGATCAGTACACAACGGCTGGTGCAATAAATCCTGGAATGTTGAGTAAGAAAGCACGAGAAGCAGACGCAGAAGACAAAGACTATCTTGCTAAAATATTTCGTGAGGGTGCTGAACTAGCTAACACTAATTTAGCTACTGGTCAAAACATGACTGCATATAACGAATTAGCTAAACGTGCTGGTTTGTCTCCTGAAGACGCTTCTATCGGCATACGTGGGTTAATCGCTGGGCAGTACAAAGACCCGTCGTCGGCTCTTAGAGGAGCAATGGATACTCAAAAATTAGTGGGTCAAAAAGCTACAAGAGAAAACGCTGTTGAACAACTAAGGGCTATGGGTTCAGACGACCTTGCTGATGACGTAGAAAGTGGCATGTACACAGACGCGCAGGTTGGGAATGTTTTACTTACGGCTAGACAAGCGACAGCAGCAGCCGAGCAAGGCCAAGCAGGTTTAGAAGCGTTTGTTACTGCCAGTGATTTGTCTGATACTGCGTTTGGTCAAGCAGTAGTCGCCGGTCAATTTAAAGATGTTCCTCCTAAGCTTGTATCTAAACTTGCTACAGAAGCTTTGGCTAAACGAGAAGAAGATGCCTTTATAGAAAACGCTAAAAAATTAGACAGACCAGAAGCAACAGAAGCTGCAGAGTTGTTAGAACTGGGAGTAATCACGATTACCGGAGCAAAGAACCTGATTAAAGACGGAGGAAAAGCTGAGATTCAGACAGCCGACATGGATCAGTATGTTCTTGCTAATGGAGACGTTGTGTGGGGCGGGGATATTACTGTTAACGGTGTAGAGCGTAGAGCGTACCAAGACCCCAACGACCCTACTCAAATTACATCTCTGCCCGCTGACGCCACAAAATTAGTACCTAAGTCAGACAAAAAAGAAGGGAGGGTTAACATAACAAAAACAGAATTAACTCTGGGCAGTATTTCTTTAACCACTAACGAAAAGTACTCAGACTTAAACTTAAAAAATAAACTTAAAGCACAGGCTTTTTGGGCGGCTACGTACTTAGACTTAATTCGTGAAGAAGACGTAACTAAAGAACAAGCAGAAGCACGAGCAAGAGAACGAACGCTGGCTAGAATTAAAGACGGTGAGTTTCAACAGACTGAGGTTACGGAAGATGTTCCTGAAGACACGCCAACTTTTGCTACGGAAGACGAAGCACTGGCTTCAGGTTTAGAGGAAGGCACACTTGTTATAATAAATGGTCGTCGCGCGAGACTTTAATATGGCTATTACATATTTAGATGAAGAAACTCCAGTTTCTGCAAAAAGAGTAATTACGTATTTAGACGAAGAACCTACAGAAGATGAACCTGAAGAGGACATCGGCTGGTGGGACGAGTTTAAGTTAGCTTACGATACTACGTACACTGACGCTCAAGATTGGAGTTTGTCTTTAGAAGCTGCCATGCCTATGGGAAACATAGACTTTGAAGGCGGCTTGCCCACGTATCGTTCTCCTGCAGAACTGTACGGCGCTGACTTTGAAAACCTAGACTACGAAGAGCGCAAGGAATACTTGGCAAGTCGTAGAGAGTTTGCATCAAAGCTAGAAAACATTGAGACTATTATTTGGCAAGAAGACAACGGTAAAAGCACCAGTGCCAGTATACTAGGTACTATGACAGGTGCCTTGATGACACCAACTACCGCTAGTCCAATGGGTAAAAAGAGAATAACACAGGCTGCGATTGGTGCCAGTATTGGCGCTGAGACTGCTGCTGCTAAACAGTTAGTTGAAGGTGAGTTTGACCCTGTAGAATTTGGTATGATGACGGGCATTGGCGCAGTGGCTCCTAGAGCTACAGAAGCTGTTTTTAAAGGCAGTGTTTCTGCAACTCGACTAGGCGTTGAAGCTGTTAAAAAAGCTGAAGACAGTACTAGGGCTGTTGCATATCGACTTGTGGGTAAACAGGCTACGCCACGATCACAGAGGAACGCTAACAAAACAGTAGACAAGTTGGAGCAAGAGTACGCCAAAGGTGTTGTTGCTGGTTTAGACGAAGAAGCTATTGTGTCGTCTTCTATCAAAAAACTTAACCTAACCACAGATGATTTAGACAACATGCTTTTACACGCATCTCGACAGCCTGTAATACCTGACGTTGAATCTTCTGTTAAAATTGTAGCAGCGTTAGATAATCCATTAGCATCTACATCTAAGCTAGGCAAAATGCTTGATGCTGTAGCCGCCCCTATTAGCACCGTAATAAAAAACATAGACAAAAAAACATTTAGTCGTTTACGTAAATACGAAAAAGACTTGCACGTTAACACAGCAGAAACTATGAATAAACTGGGGACGTTTATCACAGGCGCTGCAAAAGCCAACAAGAAAAACCCAGTTGAGTTTAAGAGTTTTCAACGTGCGTTGTTTAACGGAAACATAGACGAAGCAAAAACTATTGCTGGCGAAAGCACGGCAAAAGAAATGCGGGAACTTTTACCTGAGATAGAGAATGTTCGGAGTGTTCTAAACGATTTGTACGAAGGGTTGGCTAACGCTGGCGTCAAGGTTGAATACAGAAACAACTACTTTCCTCGTGTTGTCAGGGATCTCGACGGACTGTTAAACGCGGTAGGTAAAACACGTAAAGCCGAGGTAGAGAGAGTCCTGGAAAACCATGTTGCGTCAAAAAATAAAAACTTAAAAACTACTTTTAAAAGTTGGAGAGAGTTGGATGACGATGAAATCAGCTTAGTTGTATCTCAGTATTTGCAGAGACAGCGCGGCGCAGGTAGGGGTGGTCCTGCCATAGCACAGCAAAGAAAAATAGAAGAACTGGATGACGTAATTGACCAGTACTACTATAGTGCGCATGAGTCTCTGCACATGTACGTAGCTCGTGCAGTACGAGAAACTGAAAAACGTAAGTTTTTTGGTAACCAAGCCGTAAACAAAGAGGGCACTACAATAGTTGACGCAGAACTTAGTGTTGCTAGTTACGTTGCACAACGAGCAAAAGAGGGCATGGACACTGACCAGCTTGATACGCTTACCGCGATGCTGACGGCTCGGTTTGGTTTAGGAGAACAAGCGTCTGGTACATTTATAACGGGACTTAAGAACTTTCAGTACGCTACTTTGCTTGGGCAGTTTGATGCAGCACTAACGCAGCTAGGAGACTTAGGTTCTTCTATATATTTAAACGGCCTAATCAATACTCTAAAAAGTGTTGTTGGAAAAAGGACAGTTACGGTAGAGGACATGGGCCTTATTAATCAAGTAGCTGCTGAAATGTCTAGTATAAACGGAACAGGAAAAAGTCTTGAGTTTATTTTTAAGTGGTCAGGATTTAACCAGATTGATAAGCTAGGTAAAGAAACTCTTATGAATGCTGCTTTACATAAGTGGTCTAAGATTGCCAAGAAAAATCCAGAGGCTGCTGCTAAGAGATTTAGAGACACACACGGCGACGATGTATCTGCTTTGATTGACGATCTGGCTAACGATAGAATGACAGACAACGTAAAGCTGATGCTGTGGAACGAATTGTCAGACGTTCAACCTATCTCGCTATCAGAGATGCCTGAGTATTACCTTAACTCACCAAAAGGAAGAGTGTTCTACGCATTAAAAACATTTACTTTAAAACAGATTGATATGATGCGGAGGGATATGTTTGAGAAGGTGCGGCATGGAAGTCCTAAACAAAAAGCAGAAGGCATGGCTAATGCTTTGCGCTACGCTACTGCTATGGGACTTTCTGGTGCAACAGTACAGCAAGCAAAAGACTTCCTCACTAAAGGTGAACTAGACCCTGAAAGTTTCCCAGATGATGTTTACGAAACTTTAGTGTCTTTGTTGTTCTGGGGTAAATACTCCAGAGAGAGATACCTTGAACAAGGAAACGTAGGATCGTTTGTCGCAGAACAGGCCGTGTCTTTGCCGGCTCAAGACCTTACGGATAGAGTAGGTAAAGGTGTTTTAGGTATGATACAAGAAGACGAAAAAGGCGAAAAAGCTGTGGCTAATGCCGTCAAACAGTTACCAATTTTAGGAAAGGTAACATACTACTGGCTCTTGGGTGGCGCTGAACGTAAGCTAGAGTACGAGGCAAAGCAGAAGGTTAAAGAAGAAAACGAAGAACTGCGGAAGGCGGGGATCAACATATGAGCAACGACAAGCACACCGTAAGCTACACATCCATTGACTACCACAGTATGTGCCAGAAGTCAAAGGAACGCATCAAGAAGATGCAAGCTGAAGGAATACCTACGTCCCATGACCCTAAAGATAAGCCAGAGGACGTAGGTAAGTCTAAAGGTTACTCTATATTCTTCATGTCTTGAGGCCACTCCCATTGTGGGTCAGAAGTAGTGACCACAGTACACGCTGGTAACATAAGAATAACTAATGCCAGCACCCTAAAGTTCACAGTTGTTACCTGTGCAGGCTAACTGCTGGCTACCCTCAGTCATATCAGAGGCTTCATTGATGTCCCAATCAATCTGGGTCGGAAAGCCCTTCTGTAGTGCCTTGAGGGTGGCCTTGTCCACAGGCTCATAAGGTGCCTGCTGATACGTGTGGTCTGAGTAAGGTAGAAAAGAGATACCACTGACCTTATCAAACTTGTTGTACAACCACTGACCCACCTCCAGGAATTCGTTGTCCCTATAGTAGCAAGTCATGGACGGCTTGTGTTCACACCAGTAGTCCTGATATATCTCCCACAGATCCAACTGTTCCATAGCACCCATGTCTGAGGCTGTCACAGCGCCCTCAGGAGACGCAATAGGGAAGGAGAATACCCTAGTACTGGGTGACATCGCATCGTCCTCCACAGGCACTCCTGCGGCCTCTAGGACGCTGCAAAGTGGATCTCTAGCATCTGCGCGTACTCTGCGTATATATTGTGAACTATAACGAGGATGGATACCAGAAGCGCTATCGACCAACTGACTAACAGTGCCTGAAGGCTTAACCGCAGTGATAGCGGTAGATACATTGATACCCAGTTTCTTAGCCCACTGCTTGTTAACTTCAATTGCTTCCTCCCTCATCTCCGTAAGCCACTTCTTAAGCTTGGCCTTGTCTCCTCTGCCTGACAGCATTGGGTGGTCCATGATGCCTGTCAAGGATACACCCAGTAGTGCCTCTTCCTCTGTGTTTAGTTTCCAAATATTTCTGAGATATCTGAAGTTGGTGAGGGTGGCCTGAAGAGTCCCAAGGATAGTCGCAACCCTAACTTTTCGTTTGAGACTTGCGAGTGTATCCTGTGGCCTAACAACAACCTCTGAAAGATTGCAGAACTGGTAGGGTCTGAGGATGATTTCGCTGCATGGATTAGTTCCAAAATCGTAGGTAGCATCTCTTCGTTCATTTTTTGCAGCTTGTTTTTGACTTGCGACTCTGCTAAAGACACCTCGTTCTCCAGATTTAGATTCATATAAGCTAGTCCACTCGTTAAGAAAGGCTTCAAAGTCTGGCTTCTCTGTGTAACACGCTGAGTTGTTCGCCAGACCACGCTGGGGTTCATCTATGTACCACTGTCCGTGCTTGCATCTTCGGAGTCTGTCGTCCGTGAGGTTGGACAGTGAGATCAGGGCGCTTCTCCTGACTCCTCCGACGACGACGATTTGAGCAATCTTGCAGCAAAGATCGTGGCATTCAATGGAGCTAAGTTTTCGTCCAGATGCTGTCTTAAAGAGTTCAACTGTAAACTTGAAGAGATCAACGAGAGGTTCTGGACCACTTGCACGACCTCCGAAAGTCTTGAGTGCGGCACCTGCAGGTCGTACTCTACTAATGTCCCATTGTGGGACTTGACCTGTATACAGCAGTGATACCAGTTCCCTAAACGATTTCGCCCATCCGATCTTTGAATCCGCAACATTAATAACTGTATCGGTTGCATGAAACTCCTCCGCAACTTCCGGTAACTTCTGTATGTACTGACGCTCGACACTGAAGCCCACGCCTGTGCCACACAGAAGCACGTACATGAGTTCGTCAAAGGCCTTAGGGTGGTCTATGGGTAGGTAGCTACAGTTAAACCCTGCTACGTTGTCACGCTCCAGCGCGTCTCCCGCAGTCATCAGCGCCCTCATGCTGGGCATTACGTCTAGGTCATGGACTGCCTTGAATATCTCTGATACGTCAAAGTCGTTGAGGTGTCCACGGTCTACCCAAAAGTTGATGTACCTGTTTACTGTTTCTTCCCAAGTCTCCCGACGTTGCTCCTCTGGCAAGTACCTAGCGTACCTAGACTTGTGTATGTACTGTTGATATGCGTCCATCTATTCTGTTACTCCTAGCGTTTCGTTAATGATTGCTTGTGCTGCTAACTGTAGTAGCATGTATACCCCATCAGGGTACTGTTCGTTGGACGCTACTTCAAACATCTGACCGTCCTCGTACATGACCACTACCACCTTAGGTTTGTTACCTTCAGTCTCCTGTATCTGAGCCTTAGCTGCAAACGCAGTCAGAAACTCAGCCGTTGTTATCTCCTTTTCTTCTGTCTTTGTCCCAAACTTACCTTCTATGATCTTCACAAGGCAACCTCCTTGATTAACCACTCTAGGTAGACACGAGCCTTACGTAGATCCTCTATACCATTCTTGTATTCGTAACGCCACAGGTACTTCAGACAGTTACCCTTGAGGTATCCCTTGTATTCTTGTGGGTGCATAGACGCCTTGATTGCTTCAATGGCCTCAATAGCTCCCTTGTTGTAGTGATCTGGCTGTGCCACAGGGTCGTGCTTGTCCTGAGGGTGGTGCAGCTTACCTATGAAGGTCTTAGACATCCTATCCCACTCCTCTGTAGTAATATCGTCTATGGATCTACTTTCCTGGCAGTTCTTACGCAGCTTCTCACAGTCTTTTTCAAGCTTTGCACAGTCGTCTTCAGTCATGTTCCACTCATTCTGCATATTCTTCCTCTAGCTCCTCTTGAAATTCGTCGAGTCTGCGTATGAGTTTGTCTTCAAATCTGTCCAGGAGTTCCTCAGCAGATATTTGTAGTGCTTCCAGAAGATCGTCAGGGTCGTACAACCGCAACAGACGCTCCTTAATTTCTTCTAGTGTCAGAGACATAATCAACCAACTCCTTAAGTGTATCTATATTATACCATAGAATATTGTGTTTGTCACACCATTCAGCCATAGTAAGTTTGGTACTTTTACTCACTTTCTGATTAGGCTTCATCAGTACAAAGATGAGTTCTTGTGCCTC